TACAGGGTGGGCTAATGCTAGAGCCTGTGATGGTAGATGGAATATGCTGGATGCTATGAATAGCATAAGCATAATTAGTATGGTATACGAGGTAAAGCCCATTTTCTTTAGAGGCAGGGTTAGAGAGGCTTTATGGAGAAAACTTAGGGATCAGTATTTAAACGTGGAGGCAGAGATAGAGATTGAAAGATAGTACAAGAGCTAAGAGCTCCATACAGGAAAAGCGTATAGCTAAGGCTATGGGCGGTAGACAAGTAGTAGGATCTGGATCAACTCCGTTTCTAAAAGGAGATGTAGTGGTAGATAAACTCTTTATTGAGGCTAAAACAAAGATGAACCCTAGCCAGAGTATCACAGTAAAAAAGAGCTGGATAGATAAGGCTAAGGAGCAGAGCTTAGCTATGAGAAAAGAGGATTATGCTATAGCAGTATCTTTCGGAGATCCTAAGGAGTATTACCTCATTGAGGATAACTTAATGGAGGATCTGTATAAGAGCAGGGAGGCACTCAGAGCGGTTATAGATGCTATTGGAGGAGTAGATCACGATCCATTAGGGTTAGAGAGTGCAGAGATTTACAGAATAAGAGAGCTGATAAAGGAGGCGTATTAGATATGTGTAAAATTAGTGAAATGAACTTAGAAATAGCTAAGTACTATGGATATGAGGTGCAGAGTAACCAGTTAGTAGAGGAGTGTGCAGAGCTCATACAGGCGGTAAACAAGTACCGCAGAGTAGAAACAGGCTTAGGACAGCCTGTAGCGGAGGATAAAAAGGCTATTGCCAGAGATAACTTAGTAGAGGAGATTGCAGATGTAGAGTTAATGCTGGAGCAGGTAAAGTATCTTCTCCAGATCCCAGAGGATGAGATCACAGCGGTTAAGACTTTTAAGGTAAACCGTACTAAGGAAAGAATGGAAAGCAATAAATAAAATATTTTTCAAAAACTATCTAAATTTTCCTCATATTGAGGATTAAGTTATTTATCAATAAAAATAACACACATAGAAAAGGAGAAAAAAATCTATGAAAGCATTTAAAGGATTTAACAAGGATCTTACCTGTAGAGGTTATCAGTATGAGGAGGGTAAGGAATTTCACACAGAAAGAGCGGAGTGCTGTGATACAGGTTTTCACGCTTGCGAGTATCCGTTAGATTGTTTCGGATATTATGATCCAGCACATAGCGTATTCCATGAGGTAGAGTTATCTGGAGAGATGGATAAGAGCGGAGATAATACTAAGGTATGTGCTACTGATATTAAGATCGGAGCTAGATTATCTATTGCAGGACTTGTAAAGATGGCTATTGATTTTACTATGAGTAAGGTAAACAAAGAGGCAGGATCAGACGAGCGACACGGTTTTGCATCTGCTACAGGGAATTGTGGAGCCTCATCTGCTACAGGGGATTATGGAGCCTCATCTGCTACAGGGAATTGTGGAGCCTCATCTGCTACAGGGGATTATGGAGCCTCATCTGCTACAGGGAATTGTGGAGCCTCATCTGCTACAGGGGATTATGGAGCCTCATCTGCTACAGGGA